AGCATCAAGCACGACCTATTTCGTCCGCGATGTTTCGGGAAGCACGTTCAGAATTTCCACTTCCAGCGGGGGTTCGGCGGTCAATTTCACCACCAACATAACGGCGGGCGCTGTCCTCGCGGTTCAGCGTAATCTCACGCTTCGCACAAGGAAGCAGGCGTTTGCCATGACGGCAGATGCCGCTACGGATGTTATCACCGCCACGGGCCACACCTTCGTCAATGGAGACGCGGTCAGCTTTTACAATCTGACTGGAGGCAATAACCTTGACGAAGTATCGCGCTGGTATGTCATCGAGGCCGCCACCAACACATTCAAGGTTTCCAACTCGTTAAACGGAACCGCCCGCGACATCACGACAAGCTACACGGGCGGCACCGTTGAATTGGAAATCCCGTTTGTCCTCGGCGCTCCGCGTTCGTCCGCGCTCATCCTCGGAGACAAGCCAGACGGCACACTTGTTGGCGGCAACGTGCGAGGCTATGGCGCAGTAGACCTTCAGACGAATCGCAACGGCCCGAACGCCATTGCTTCTGGAAGCTTTTCATTCATCGGAGGCGGTCAAAACAACACGGCGAGCGGAGCAAGTGCGTTGATTTTGGGAGGAACGTCAAATACCGCCAACGCAACACATTCGGTTGTGGCTGGTGGACAGGACAACCAAGCAACAGCAAGTTGGGCCTTCGTCGCTGGCGGAACGGGAAACATAGCCTCTGCAACCACAGCTTTTGCGGCAGGCGCGAGCAACACAATGCAGTCTGCCGCAACTGGCGCAGCGTGTGGTCGCAATGCTCTTGGCGACCGCGATAACTCGCTGTTTCAAGCAACGGGCCGCTTCGCAGCACAGGGTGACGCCCAGACCGTCCGCGCTTCGCTAAGAAACAGGGTCAGCACTGCAACTCCAGTTGAGTTGTTTATGGGCTTCAGTGCGGACACCCGTTTCGCCATTCCCTCTGGCAAAACGATGGCAGCTTTAATCACCGTCGTTGCGGCTACGAGCGGAGGCGAGTTCGCAAACCGCTACGTCCGCGCCGTGACCATCGCCAATCGCGGAGGAACGACCGCGCTGCGCGGCGCTGTGAAAGACCTCGACACCGACGAGCAGATCGGTGGTGCGGATGTGACGATTTCGGCCAATGACACAAACGATGCGATCCGTATTGAATTTAGCGGGGTCGCACCTGTCACGGGTTGCACCGCCGCCGCGTCCACGGATGTCATCACAAAAACTGGTCATGGTTTTAGCAACAACGACGACATCGTCTTTACCTCGCTGACAGGCGGCGCGGGCCTCACGGCTAACACCGTGACGTATTGGGTTATCAACGCAAACGCCAACGACTTTCAAGTATCCGCCACTCGCGGAGGCGCAGCCGTCAACATCACCACGGACTACTCCGACATGACCGCCGCCCGCCTATTCCGCGTTGTCGCATCTCTCGACGGTGTTGACGTTGGCCACGGCACCTAACCTATGAAAACCTACGGACTCATCTGGCCAAACGGCGACAAGGAACTGCGAAGCATCGTCCTCGACGACGAGGGCAACCCGCGCATGGACACCTTGGAGCCGTATCCCAAGCCAGACGATTGGCAGGCTCCGCAAGTTGTGCCGCTCATCAAAATCCCGAAACCAGAACAAGGTGCATGGGAGCCAAGCGTGGTTTGGTTTGATGATCGGGTCGAGAGGCAGTGGGTTAAGGGAACTCCTGCGCCTTTACCAACCTACACCGCCGACGAGTGGGTGGACGCCCAAGGCTTCACTGGCAAGCGCCCAACAACCTTGCTTTACCTCAAGCTGCAACTCGACGCCGCGCAAAAGACATCACCAAAACTGGCCGCTGTGCAGGGATGGCTGGATCAACTCATAGTTGCTGGCGTGACCGCGCCGGACCAGCGCAGGAGCGATTGGGCGGCGAGTCCGTGGAGCTTTGAAGAGGCGAGCCAAGAGGCATTGCAAGCATTGAACAACTAATGCGAACCGTAACTCTACAATCCATCCTCCTCCGCGCATGGCAACGTGTCGGCAACGACGCCAGCTCCATTGACTCAATCCCCAGCGGCGCAAGAACCATGCTCGTCGCCGCCGCCAACGAACGCATCGCCGACTGCTGGGAGTGGGCCGATTGGCCGGAGCTAATGCGTGTCGAAAGCCGCACGGTGCAAGGTAACGCGACTAATGGCTATTATATCGACTACGCGCAGAGCGGCCAGACAGCCATGGGTGAGGTCTTCGCCGTCTACCGCGATAATCCGGCCACGCATGTCGCCCCGCGAGAGATCGGCTACACGCTCCTCGGAGACGCTATCCGTTTCCCCGAAGACACCGACCTTCCGACCAGCGTTTATGTCCGCTACCGCGTGCGGCCGGACACCTACACGACGAGCAACCTCTCAGCGACCGTGCCCGCCGTCATCGCAAAAGCAGTCGGTCTGATGCTGAGTGCAGATTTGCTCCAAGAGGACGGACAGACCGACAAAGCGCTCGCCATGGAACAGATGGCCGAGTCCGAGCTGATCTCTCAGCGCGACAAATATTACTTCCAACAGGGCCAACCCAGCATGTGGACGGCTCGCGTCAACCAATACTAATCCTATGAACCCTAACGTCAGAACAACGAACAAATCCAACGGCGTCCGCCTCATCAGCGACACCACGGCCGTCACCGGAAACTTCAGCGTTGTCGAAAGCCTCGACGCCGCGACCAAGTTCCACACGCTCGCAGGCAACCAGAGCAACGTGGCGAACACAACCAGCGGCAGCGCCTATGCGTTCCCTGTCGGCACCTCCATCGAAGGCAACTTCACCGAGATCAAGCTGCACGCCGGTGCTGTGCTTGCCTACTTGAAGTAACGCATCTGAGGAGTCGCGCGATGAGCTTGCAGTATTTTCATCACAATTTCAGCACGACGGAAAAAGGCGTCATTGGCACCGCTACGTCTATCGGCTCCTCGGTGTTCAGCATGTTGCCCCATTTAGAGACGACTCTCAGGGTCGCCGGACTTTGTGTCGGCCTTGCGGTTGGCGTCGTCACCCTAATTTCGGTCCTTCACGACCTAAGAAAGAAACAGAAGCAAAAATAATATGAGAAACTGGAAAACAACCCTCCTCGGAATCCTCACTATCATCGCCTCGCTCTCGACCGCTGGCCGCGAGTTTTTGGCCAACGGCAGCGTGCCCGACCTCGGCCTCATTGCCGCGAGCCTGCTTGCCGGTTGGGGCTTGGTGATGGCGAAAGACAACAACGCCCGCCTCTGACTCCATGAGCCACGCCCGCGTCACAAAACTCATTGCGTGTGCGATCCTCGCCGTGAGCTGGGCTGTCAGTGCGGCTGGGTGCGTCACGGTGGGCTACGACTTCATTAAGCAACAGGCCACCGTCACGGTCACACCTAGCACCAAGGGCTACAAGAAGTAAGCAGATGTGGAAGTGGATCAAGAGACTGTTTGGCAAAAAGTCCGCGACTGGCCTAGTGCCAGCCTCGCCGAGCTTGCCATTCGCATCCACAACCAGCTCCACAACCGCAAGCAGCACCAAGACCTACGACCAGCGCAGAGTCTTCACGCCGAACAAGCAGACCAACCGGATCAGACCGGAAGCGATTGTCCTGCACCACAGCGACGGAAGCTACCTTGGTGGTGTCGAGTGGATCGCCAACCCCGCATCTAAAGTGTCCTACCACGTTCTCATCGCCCGCGATGGCCGCCGGACTGTCTTCGGTGATGACACCGACCGCTGCTGGCATGCTGGCAAGTCGAGTTGGCTTGGACGACCGGACCTCAACTCATGGAGCCTTGGAGTTAGCTGGTCCGGCAATACATACAGCGATCCGCTCGGCGAAGACGCGATGAACAGCGCCATAGAATACCTCGTTCCAAGAATGAAGAAGTGGGGCATTCCCATGACGCGAGTGCTGACGCACCAGCAGGTCGCCCCAACCCGCAAGAACGACATCAGCCCCGCCGACGCGGCGCGGTTCAAAAGCAGGCTGAAGGCAGCACTTAACTAATGGCATTAGAAAGTCCAGTCCAACGCGACGGTGACGCCGGTTTCCTCGGCTTCGCTTCTCGTTTGAACCCGCTGACGCTTCCGGCAGGCATGCTGCAAGACAGCGTGAACATGCGCTTGGACAGGGGCGTTGCGCAAACCCGCAAGGGCAGCAAGCGCCTAACGGACACCATCGGCACGACCGGCGCCCCGCTGACACTCGACTTTACCTTGGGCACCGACAAGACCGTCACTTCGATCACCCGCGCCTCGACCACGGCCACCGTCACGGCTACTGCCCACGGCTTCACGACCGGCGACCAAGTGAACATTCGCGGCGCCGTGCAGACGGACTACAACGGCGACTTCATCGTCACCGTTACGGACGCCAATACTTTCACCTACACCGTCAGCGGCAGCCCCGCGACACCGGCCACCGGCACCATCGTCGCTAACAACGGCCCAGAAGTGCGCGACAGCTACGAGGGCGGACTCTACGCGGCCGGTGTCTTCGCCAGCCAGAACTACGACAACGCCAACGAATACATTATCCTCGCCGGATCAGACAGCGCCACGCTTTACCGCCAAGGCCAGTCGCCGGTGGTCAAAACCTACCCGACCAGCCCCGCCGAAAAGATTGAAGGCACCGACACCGTCTCGGTGGTGCAGGCTTTTGATCGCCTCTACATCCTCCGCGAAGCCGACCGCGCCGTCACCGGCTGGGAGCAAAAGCTCACGACTGCTTCCGGTATTACAGTCAGCACCGCCACGGCCACCATTAACGTCACCGCCCACGGCTATCCCGAAGGCGCCCGCGTCCGCATCGAAGGCAGCACAACGCCCGCCTTCGACGGCCACGAATACGACATCACAGGCATCACCACTGACTCTTTCACGATCACCGTTCCAAGCGGCACCGCCACCCACGCCGCCGCTGGCATCAAGGTTCGCCGCGTGAAGCCCCCGATCTATTGGTCCGGCGACAGCGGCAACTTCGTCCGCGCCACCGCAGGCATTCCGCCCGAAGGCGTCACCTACACCCGCATGCCGAGTGTCGGCTGGGCGAGCTACCACAACAACCGCATGTGGATAGCCAAGGAGCGTAACACGGTTGGCATCTCGGACGTTCTGGACGCCGACCTCTACGATCCGTTTTGGAACAGCTTCCGCGCAGGCGTTGGCGGCGATGATCGCATTGTCGCTGTGCATCCGTGGGTTGATGGGCAAGCACTCGTCTTCTGTAGGAAGTCCATCTGGCTCGCCACCCTCGGCCAAGTGTCGTCCACGGACGGCAGCGACTTCGCGGTGGACACTCCGGTGTCACAGCTCACGATGCTCACTAACGAGATCGGATGCAGCGCCCGCAACACGATTGTCACCGCTGGCAGCTTCGTCTTCTTTCTTAGTGACGCTGGAATCTACCGCCTCGACAGCCGCCTTGACTTGAAACTTCGCGGCGACACAAAGCCCCTCTCCGAACCCATCGCCGACCTGTTTAGCCAAGTGGTGCAGTCCCGCGTGGAGAAGTCCGCCTTCGGCGTATGGCACGCCAACCGCTACCTCATTGCGCTCCCGACCAGTGCCGAACCGCTTGACGGCAACCAGCTTGTCATTGCGTGGAACGCCCTTACCGACTCATGGGAATACCGCGACACTTATCCGTCCAGCGCCTCGGTCAACCAGATCCTCGTTGCCACCCACAGCAACAACCGTCGCGTCTTCAGCATCCCGCGCGCGGGCAACCTTTATCTGCTGGAAGAGGTAACAGCGGCCACCGACGACAATGCAGTCAACGGTGGGACCAGCCCAGTAGTCGGCAGTATCAAAACTCGCCGCTACGACTTCGGCGACATGCACAGCAAGCGGTTCCTTCGCACCATCGCCGATGTCGTCATTCCGGCGGGCGCCAGCGTCACGACCAAGATCAGCACGATCAACCCTGACACCGAAACAACGGTGGGCACGCTGACCAATAGCGCAACCAGCGCCGAAGACTACAACATGAAGACACCGGTGCGCTACAAGGCGCATAGCGCCGAAGTCATTTACGAAACATCAAACGGCCGACCGGAGATCCGCTCGGCATCCATCGAGGCATCGCCCAAGTCGTTGCCTCCGACCGAAACCAGAAACGCAGCTTAACCTATGGCATCATTCGACTACACATTCACGTCCGGCGACACCGTCACACCGACCAAACTCAACGCGGCTCGCAACGTCAAAGACATCGTCAACGCCGACATAAAGAGCGATGCGGCGATTGCCGGAACGAAGGTTGATCCCAACTTCGGAACGCAGGCGCTTACTGCCGGTGCGGGCAGCGTTATCAGCGGCAACACGTCAACGGATGCGCTGCGGATTACTCAGGAAGGCACTGGCAATGCGCTGGTCGTTGAAGATTCTGCCAATCCCGACTCGACACCGTTGGTGGTCAACAGCCTCAGGCAGATTATTTCTGGGGCGACAACACCGATATCAGCCACCGCAGGGCTTCAGCTTACGGCAGACAGTGCGTCCGCCCCAAATTCCGCGATACTGCTTCGCATGAACAGCGACTCGGCAAACACGGCGCTTACAATGCATAGAGCAAGAGGGACTCTGGCCAGCCCTCAGGCTGCTCAAAGCGGAGATCGCATCGCTGGTATAAATTGGGAAGCCCACGATGGATCAAGCATCCAAAATGCTGCGGTGATCCGTGGAACCGTAGACGGAACTGTTTCTTCAGGGGTTGTGCCTGGAATGATAACATTACACACCTCAAGCGTAACTACCCCCGGCCTCGAACGCATGCGCATCGACAGTGCAGGAAATGTCGGGATTGGCACGACCGCGCCCACGGCCAAACTTACGGTTTCCGACAATAGTTCAAACGATGCGCTTCGGATTACGCAGGAGGGCAGCGGGAATGCTTTGGTGGTGGAGGACTCGGCGAACCCTGACTCGACTCCGTTGGTAGTAAATAGTGTCGGGCAGATAATTTCGGGGGCGACGACCGCGTTCACTACAGACGCGGGAGTTCAAATAACGTCTGACTCCGGTTCCGCGCCTAATGCCAACATATTTGTGCGACGCTGCGCCGACACTGGCAATGCCGCTATACAAATAGGTCGCACTCGCGGAACCGCAGCGTCACCAAGCGCCGTTACCGGAACCGATTCCTTGGGAGTGCTTCATTTTATTGGACACGATGGCGCGTCTGATGTGTTAGGGGCGCGGGTTTTGGCGCAGACAGATGGGACGGTTACAACTGGATGCGTTCCTTCGCAACTTACATTTTCTACAAGGTCTGCTGGCAATACTGGCGTGCCGGAGGATCGCATGATTATCAACAGCGCAGGCAACGTAGGCATAAACACCACTAGCCCCACCGAACGCCTAGAAGTCAACGGCACCGTCAAAGCCACAGCGTTTAGCGGGCCGCTCACAGGCAATGTGACCGGCGATCTCACTGGCAACGTCACCGGCAACGTCACCGGCAATGTAACCGGCAACGTCACCGGCACCGCCAGCGCTATCGCCGATTCAACCGTGACCGATGCAAAGGTTGCCGCAGGTGCCGCCATTGCAGACACCAAGCTGGCGACAATCTCGACGGCTGGAAAGGTCTCCAATTCTGCGACCACCGCGACCAACGCCAATACGGCCAACGCCATCGTGGCGCGTGATGCCAGCGGAAACTTCTCGGCTGGAACGATCACGGCCGCGTTCACCGGCAACCTCACCGGCACCGCCAGCGCCATCGCGGACGGCAGCGTCAGCACGGCGAAGATTGTGGATGGCAATGTGACCACAGCAAAGATTGCGGACGCCAACGTAACTTTGGCCAAGCTCGTCACCGCAGTGCAGCAGGCGCTTGTTCCTGCTGGCGCCGTGCAAGCCTTCGCCATGAACAGCGCCCCCGCTGGCTGGCTGGCGGCGGACGGCACCAATGTCAGCCGCAGCACCTACGCTGCTCTCTTTACCGCCATCGGCACGACCTATGGTGTCGGCGACGGCAGCGCGACCTTCGCCCTGCCCGATCTTCGCGGCTACTTTGTGCGCGGCAGCGGGACCAATAGCGACGGCACGGCGGCTGGGACGTTTGGGGTGAAACAGGCGGATGACCTTAAAAGCCATACGCATACATACAGCGATGCCGGAGTTTCCCAAACAGGACTTGCTGGCGGCCCGACGCCGTTTGCCAATACAGGAACAACAAGTCGCACCACCGACGCGACCGGCGGCACCGAAACCCGCCCGAAGAACATCGCCATGCTGTATTGCATCAAGTTCTAACCGATGACCCCATGGCAAAAGGCAAAACACTGGTGGGACAACCACAGCACGCAAGACTTCTGGGAGCTTGTCGGCGAGCATCTGTCGTCCGGCTTAGTCCACGCCACACCGGAAGTGTTTCTGCTGGCCTCGGAGTTGCGGTGGAACGCGGAGGAGCAAGCCTTTGAAAGCGGCGAGCCAAATTGTTGGTTCGTCACTCTGGCTGCTGCTGTTGGCCGCGCAAACCCTGTGCGGGAGTTTATGCGTGTGGCGACTCGGCCGCAGCAATACGCGGCATGGTGCCGCAGGGGCAGCTTTGAGCCGAGAGTATACGACTGGAATAAACTAATGAAAAAAGCAGGAGGACAATAATATGGGTGGAGGAAGACCGTCAGCACCAGCGCCGCAACCAGTGCCACCGGCACCGGCGCCGATTGATTACGACAAAATGGCCGAAGCGAGTATTCGCGTAGCCCGCGCCCAAAGCGCCGAGGAAGAAGCAGCAATCAAGCGGCTATACCCCGAGTATATCCGCATGCAGTTTGGCACAGCGGACCAGCTCTCGCGCAACCTCGACAACCAATACTCCCAGTTCGCCCGCCAGACCATCCTCGATGAGATGGGCCGCGACATGGGGCCGAGCGCACTGGAGAACCAGATGCGCGCCCTTGGCGCCAGCGCCATGTCCTACCGGCCGGATCAAGTCTCCGCGCCGACCAACATCCGCAACGTGCGCGCTAATCTGGCCAGCGCCGCGCAGATGGGTCCGGTGCGTGACGTTCGCGGAGTCAATGCCCAGCGCGTTGGCGATGTGCGCAGCCGAGACGTTGCGGCGGCACAGATGGGCGGTGTGGCCAATGTCAACGCCGTCAATGCACGCCGCGTGGCCGACATAAATGCGCAAGACGTTCAAGCGGGCGCTCTTGGCGGATCACTCATGCAGCAGGCCATCGAAAGGTCGCAGAGTGGCGGGCGCCTGTCAGCCGAAGCATCGCGTGATGCCGTGCAGTCTGCACGCTCAGGAATGGCCGCTCGCGGCATGGCGACTGGAAGCGCTGGTCTCGCTGCCGAGCTGCTGAACCGCGACCGCTACGCCCGCGCCAGACAAACAGAGGACAACGCCTTTGCCAGCGCTGTGCAGGGACAAGACTTGCAGCGCCAGTTCAGCAACCAAGAGGCGGCGATGCGTGCGGCGATGGCCAACCAACAGATGTCAGGGCAAATGTCCCTCGCTGACCAAGCGGCAGCGATGGACGCACAACGACTGAATCAAGCGGCCGGACTTACCGTTGGCCAGACCAACGCGCAGTTTCAGCAGCAGGCCGGACTGGCCAACCAAGACGCATTCATGCGTGCGGGGCTGGCCAATCAAGCGCTCGCCGGTCAGATGTCGCTCGCCGATCAAGCGGCGATGATGGACGCGCAGCGCCTCAATCAAGCGAGCGACCTGACGCGCGGCCAGACGGACGCCCAGTTCGCCCAGCAGACGGCCCTCGCCAACCAAGCGGCGCGAATGGATGCGCAGCGCCTTAACCAAGTGCGTGACACTACGCTCGGTCAGTTCCTGCTCAACGCGCAGATGGCGAACCAAGAGGCGAACATGAATCAGGTGAACAACAACCGTGGATTCCTGTCGAGTGTCTCACAGCAGGCGCTGGCCAATGACCAGATGCGCTCACAGCGCCGCCTTGGTCTCGGCACGCTCTACGGTGACATGGACCCTTACCGGCAGGCGCTGGGACCGGCCTTCCAGCTTGGAATGGGAACGCTTGGCAACACAACGCAGCAGGTTGGAAATATCTTTGGCAACTCGCTGCGCATGGGCGCTGGTGTCGAGACCTTCAACACCAACATGGCCGCCTCAAACCGCAACGCCATCCTCAACAACAACGCCGCGATGCAAGCTGCGGCGATGCAGGCCGGTGCCCAGCAGAACGCGGGCATGATGGGGATGTTTGGCGGGATCGGCGGCGGCGTGGTCACCGGAATCGCGGCGGCTTCTTTCTAATGACCTACGAGGACAAAGTCTCTTACGCTCACCGGCTTATCGAGCAGTCGCTCGCGGAGTTTGGCAGTCCGTGCATCGCCTGCTCTTTCGGCAAGGATAGTATGGTGGTGCTGGACTTGGTGCGGCGTCACCGCGATGACCTGCCGGTGGTCTTCCACCGCGAGCCTTGGCAGCCGCACAAATATCGGTTCGCCGATGCGGTGATTCAGCACTACGGACTGCGCGTCTATGACTTCCCGCCCTCGGCCACGATGGTGCAGGACGGCGGCGGCGAGGTGGAGATCGCCGGATACTACCAGATCGGCGCCCGCTACAATATGCTGCCGACCGGCATCCGCGCCCCGAAGGACGGCGAGGACTTTGTCTGCGGGCTTGCGGACATCTACCAGCGCCCGACCGGCACGTTCAACTGGCCGTGGGACGCGATGTTCCATGGCCACAAGGCGAGCGATACGGATGCGGTCTACGGCGACATCACGATCCGCACCGATGTGGCGCGCAACCTGGACAGCGCCAGCCTCGTCTTCCCGATCCGCCTCTTCACCGATGAGGACGTGTGGCGCTACATCGAGGAGAACAATTTGCCCATCCACCATGGCCGCTACGAGAAGGTCGGCGAGACATGGCAGGAGCGGGAGGACAAGGGTGACAACCCTGACTATGTGAGCGCCTGCACGGCGTGCATGGCCAAGGACGGACCCGCCGAGGTGCTGTGCCCACGGCTTGGCCAACTGGTGAGCAATGTGAGCGATCAGCTCCGGTGGTCACAAAAAGAACGCCCCAGCTACCTGCGGGCCGAAGCAGCTTAATCAACAACGAAGGAGAACAAAACTATGTTTAGCTATGCACCCCAAGAATCAGATCAAAGCGGACGCATCATCGCCCAAGGCATGATGGGCGCCGCGCAAACCAACGCCCAGACGATGGGACAAATGGGCCAGGATATTGGCGGGGCGCTGGCGTCCATCGGCGGAATGGTCGGCAACGTCAGTCAGGCCAACGCCCAGGCAGACTCGGCTTTCGATGCCATCAACGCCATCGGCCAAATGTATCCCGGCATGAAAAAGATTTCCTCTGCGCTTGAGGGCATGGACCCGCGTACGCGCCGGCTGGCCTCCATGAGCATTCTCGACAACCTCGGGGCGATTTCGCAACTGGGTATCGCTGGCATGAACAACCAGACGCGCACGGCGCAGCAAGGGCTGACGGCACGGATGCCTGCACAACGCGCCGCGGTAGCCGCTCAGGCTCAGGTCGCCGCAG